CTGTGCCTTGTACGGATTCCATGCAGCACTGGTAACGCTGAAATCAATCGATGTTCCGTCATCAGAAAGACCGGTTTCCAGAATATGAACCTGTCCTTGTCTGTCTCCACCTAAAAAGATCTCGGCATTCTTTGACCAATAGAAACTGAGTGCCGTTTCATCATCGAGGTCGCGAGCAGAGATATCGAGATCGTTCGTGACAGTGAAATCCTGAGCTGCGTAGTCAATCGGTACGCCGCCCTGACCAAGGACGTTCATGTTGATTTCGTACTTGGAATAAGCGCCGCTTTCATCGTCATAGATCAGAGAGGAATTCGCATCGTCGCTTTCGGTGTCAGGATAAAGAATCCAAGTGCGGCGATTTCCATAGCTTCGCGCCACGTAGAGCTTGTTGAACTCAGAGTCATTTACGTCGTCGGTAACAAAGTCTTCTACTCGATCATCTACTCTTCGAGTTTCAACCCCATCAGTAGCAGTAATTCCTCGGATTCCGACTCCCAGGGAGTATCGGTCGAAGGCCACGCTTGCCATTTTTCCGTCACAAGCGCGAAAAGAGTTAATTTGGTCCCATCGAAAAGGAAGTGCGGGGTCGGATACTGGACGGAGCGTCCATACGGAGTCTGTGAAATGGACAATGATAACATCTTGTAGCTGCCTCGCACTGATAATTTGCTCACCTGTCGGAGCATCGACGAAACCGCCGCCCCCGGCTACTGTATCATCCCAGTTAGATGGATCTTGCGCCGCACACCATCTGGCTCGCTGAGGGAATGTTTCGGTTGCGCCGCTGGAGTTGATGAATTCAAAGGTATGCAGACATACGAGACGTTGGCGAATGCTAAATATTAGCTTTGTTCCATACAAGAAGTCGCTTCCGCCCGTGGATGGATTGAATTGATAGACTGAAGGGGTTGCCGGGGATCCAGAGGTGGTAGCATCGTAATATAGGATCCCGTCGGTGCCTGGTGTTCCCGTCGTCCATGCTTTGCCATTTGTGATGTAAACCCGATTTACAGCGCCAGCATGTTGCCAGTTAGCCCACCACAGATAGTCGTTATCGGTTCCGGCAAAGTGATCGCCGTTTGGATAGGTGGTACCGCCCTGATCTAGATCGAGTGGCTCGAAGAGGTTGGCTGCTGAGTTGTAGATGCACATCCGTTCTTTATCGCCAGCTAGAAGATCGCGGCTGTTATCTGCGGCAATATAGCGAGGAAGGCCCATCACTCTGCTGGGAGCAATCTTATCGACCGAGCCACCTGTCAAGGTGCCCAGGCCCGTTCCGTCGACTAAATCGCCGTTTTCTTTAGTGATGGAGAAGGTCGCGCCGCTAACATTGGTAGCTGTGCCACCTACCGCATTAAGCGTGCTCCATGTTCCGCCAGTAAGCGAACGAAGTACAAGAAAGTCGCCCTCTACAATAGTTCCAATAGAAGAAACTGTGAAAACTGCGGGATCGGCAGCCGTGGCGCTAGCGGCTGTCTGTGTTTCTACTAACTGAGAGCACGTGCCTAGTCTCCCGCTACTGGCCGTATATGTCGAGGCTGAAGTATCGAGAGCGTTTCCATCAAGATCAGTCAATTCAAATGTACCGGCACCCTGATCTACATCGGATACAAGGTATTTCTGTGCGTTTAGTGCAGAAAACTCATTTCCCGCACTTTCAGCCAGATAATGGAGGCTTACTTCTTGGCCAAGATACAGGCCGACGATCGTATTAGGTGTAAAGACAGGAGGAGACGCGGCAGTAATGCCAGTAATGACCTGACCATGCACGAGGCATGCCAAAAAGCGGTATCCCTGACGTTTTTCTATGTATCCATGATGAATATGACCGTTCTTGATGTCAGTGAATGCATCCACCGGAGCCATCCAGGGTTCGACATCGCTGTCTAGCCCTGTGCCAAAAGGAGCGATTAAGAACGGTTCATACGGCATTAAAAGCCTCCTATCAAGATCACCTGAAATGGAACATCATTAATATTAGTTCCATCAACTCTTTGAGTCCGAACCTGGAATTGTCCAGTAGTTTTTGACCCCGATACTAAGTTTGCGACTCTGTTATTGGCCTGACTTCCAGTATTAACGATCGATGTGCAAAGTACATGGTAATTTGTATTTGATGGTGTTCGTGTTATAGGGATGGTATATACCCCTGAACCTCCATATGTGGCTGTGCCAAGTCCTGCGCCTCCAGATACGGCCCCTCCATTTGCTGGAACTACGCCGTATGCCCACACAAAATTATTTTGATTATTAGCAAACGTATTAGTGCCGATGGTGACGTCCTGGAATAGGGCAGATTGTCCCTGACCTCCAATATATCCGTCTTCTGTCAGCGCTAGTTCATTTGCGGTACCGCGATCATCGAGAATAAAGAAATCAGTCTCTCCGCTATAATCATTAGCGCGGCTGTAAAGCTGCATGGTATCGTCGATGCGCACGGGAGTATTAGGAGTAATCGTAGCGTCGCTACTTCGATCGATGTAGTTCGATTTCCAATACTTCAGCGTCGACGCTCCTTGTTCCAGTGCCGCGAAGTTGGCCGTCAAGACTGTAGGATAGTTCCTGATCTTCGTCTGATTGGTAGGTAGTGTGTCATCCCAAGCCATGGTATCCCCTAAAAGTTCGGTTGTGCCCGTGTATTTAGGAGATTCTGGTTAGTCCTTTTCAGGATGTATTCCAGTTGCTCCTTGTAAAGCGCTGTCACCTCGGCGTATGCCTGAGACTCACCGAAGTCAGCATGTATATCTCTCGCTGTTCCATAAGCGATGGCAGGCCCCCACTCGTCTAGATATGGCCTATCTGTCGCATTTGTGAACTGCGTTAGCGTTGCTCCTGCCGCTGTTACGACCAGCGTGTTGCTATAGGCTTTTACCCTAAAGCGGTATGCCGTGTCCGGAACAGGGAAGAAGGTGAACTGATTGTCGTAAAGCAGCACAGATGTTGGCTGTCCGCTGGCAAACTGAATGTAGGAATACTGTACCGAGTCGCCGTCAGCAGGAGCTGTAGCAAACGTCACATTGACTACTCCAGTGGACATATTCAACGTACCGCTTCCGCCTAGACTGCCTGTCAAAACCACGTTAGACGTGCTATAAGACGTGCTAGTATCTTCGAAGACTTCCGTTCCGTCCGTTACTACAGCTGTGCCTGGAAGGACGGGAAACTGACTAGCGGTACCAGAGAAAGCGACAGTCGCGCCGTCACCAGTTCCGATAGTCTGTCTCCCCACCTGCTCAGGATTCTGATTGTAGAATGACTGCGGCTCCTGATACCAAAGCAGACTCAGCCGATCTATAGTCGCCGGAGGTTCATAGTTAGTGAACCCCGCTGGCAGCGTATAGTCATTCTGGTTGGCAGAAGTGAGAAACTCGTAGAACGTATGGGTACGCTCGAGCTTCACTTCGGCAGGAAAGGTATACTGATAGTATTTATTAATATATTCGTCCAACTGCTCGTTGGACAACTCGTCAGGGGAATATCTCCCCGACACCTGCCGTACCTTCTGTCGTATCTCTGCTAAAGTCCAGTTAGCCATCGGTCACCTACTCGTACATTTCGCGCATCTGGAACCGACTTTTCTGTCCCGTTTGCTCCTTACGGATAGAACCCGTTCCGTCTGGTCGCCATGCCCAGATAGGCGTGGATCTTGACTCGACGTGCCGAGCTAGGAAGCGTGGAATCGTATACTTACCGCCATGGAAGAAGGTAAATTTCATACTATTGCCAGCACATCCGTAAGAAAACGTGTGCATCAGCCCAGGCTCTTCAATATTGGAGAATTCGTAGGTCTTCATTTCACGAAGCCACTTTTCTTCCTTCTCGGAGAACTTCTTACTTGGGTTGACAGGATCAATAATCGGCAGACGAGCTAGACGCTTTGGGTCCATCTGCTGTTTTTCTTGGATTGCTTGTTGCATCTCACTTCTCCTTTCAATGAAGGGAAGGCAGGACAATGGAGTAACCTGCCTTCCCCTCGGTGGGTTAGACTACTGGCTCTTCACCGTAGAAGATCGCAACCATCGAAGCGCTGTTAGCGCCAACGCAACCAGTTCCGAGCGTTACGCCCTGAATTGCCTGGTTTTCGATAGGGATTGCATTTCCGTTGGTGTCAGAAACACGGATTGCTTTACCGCCAGACACATATGCGGAATATCCGCTAGATGTGTTGGTAGCAGTAGTGATCGTCGTTGCCGTGATCGAAGCAATTGTGTAATCGCCATTTAGCGATGTGCCCGCACCATCGTCAGCTACACCAGTAACTTTGATAGTGTCTCCGGCTGCATAGCCAAATGTTGCAGTGTCATCGACAGTGAGGACAGCTGGGTTAGCAGCTGTAATATTGCTAATGCTCGCGCCATAAGCGGCGTTTTGCGAAAGCGGTGTCACACCGTTTGATGTCGTATAAGCCAGCGTCCCTAGGGTGAAGTAGGAAGCATCTGCCATGTTTGCAGTCCACTCGAAACGATTAGGGGTCGTTAGATCCCAAATTTCGACTTTGGCTACTTCAAAGCCAACAGCCTCGTTTCTTGCTACAGCTGTGCCTGGGTTAGTCCACTCTCTTCTTTTGATCTGTGCCATTTGTCAGTCCTCCTTAAGTGTGGGTTGCTTCAAGATTCAACATGAAGGCATCGTTAAGGATTCGAGCGACAAACGGATGCTGCCAACCGACAGAACCACGCTGATGCAATGGATCCGCAGAACCAGCAGAACCGAGAGGTTCGACATAAAAGTCACCGCTCTCAGAACCAAGATGCACGACCGCGTAAGCTTCTTTACCGATGATAAAGTTGTTGTACACGGCTGGGCTAGCTGCTGTTACGCTGCCAACAGAGGTGTAAAGCCAGCGGACGTTACCGGTAGCTCCCCACTCAGACTCGAGGACTGACTGTTGGTTTGGATAGTTAGCGCTGTGGATGAAGTTGGAAACTGCTTCCAGGTCATCCAAAAGAGCAGAATCAATGTAACCCCAGAAAGCCGGGCGTACGGGCGCTGTGCCAAACGCATCCCTGCCAACTACCACGTCACTGATCATCTCAGCGTCGGCATTCAGAAGAGTCTGAACAGCCGCGTCGATGTCAGCTTTGGTAAGTTCTGTTGGGGTGTTACCATTGACACCATTAGCGCACTGCAGAACAGAGCTTGTGGATGCCAACACATCACGGGTAACTTCGTCCATTGTCTGGGCTAGGTTCTGCGCAAGCAGACGACTAGACTCGTTCAATACACGGTCTTCAACAGTCAGTTCGACTTGGTTGGTGATCGTTACGAAGTTTCCGTAGAAATCAACGCGAGCGCTGATATCAGTTGCTGATAGGGGTGCTCCTGGAGGCGTGATGCCATCAGTAAGCGGTACAGGTACAGTCGAAAGACGTGCATACCTACGGAACACAATGGTGTCGCCCATCTTTTCAGGAAGTACTCTCTTCTGAGCGAATTTTGTGTGGATAAGCTGC